TTATAACACATGAGTTCATTAGACGCCGTATTGGCACAGTACGAAAATTCAAAACAATCAGGGGGCGGGGCCCAAGGAAAAATGTCGCAAGACGAAAGAATGAAAAAATATTTTGCACTTATCTTAGGTGATAAGGAGCAATCTGGACAAAGAAGAGTTAGAATCTTACCTACGAGTGATGGTTCTTCACCATTTAAGGAGGCTTGGTATCATGAGATTCAAGTTGGTGGACAATGGCAAAAATTCTACGACCCGGGGAAAAACGATAACGAACGTTCACCTTTAAACGAGGTTTACGAAGAGTTAATCTCAACCGGAAAAGAATCAGACAAACAATTAGCTGCTCAGTATCGTTCTCGTAAATTCTATATCGTAAAAGTTATCGATAGAGATAGAGAAGAAGACGGACCAAAATTTTGGAGATTCAAACACAACTACAAAAATGATGGTATCTTAGATAAAATCATTCCAATTTGGAGAAATAAAGGAGATATTACCGACGCTCAAATCGGTAGAGATTTAATCATTGAATTGACTAAAGCGAAAACTCCAAAAGGAAAAGAATATACAACCGTATCTACAATTATGTATGAAGACCAAGGTCCTGTACATACTGACCCGGCTCAATCTAATGAGTGGATTACTGACGAATTGACTTGGTTAGACGTTTACTCTAAAAAACCGGTAGAATACCTTGAAGCGATTGCTCGTGGAGAAACTCCAAGATGGGATTCTGAAAAAGGTGGATACCTTTACGAAAGTGATTCAGTAAATACAGAATCATTTGGTGGTGGAAAATCTCAAAGTTCAACACCGGTTGACCCTCAAGCGAACGATGAGGTAGACGAAGATTTACCTTTCTAATAAAGAATAATTAAACTTGGACATCTTGTCTAACTAAGTGTCCAAGTTTTAATAATATTATCATATGACGTTTAAAGAAGAAATTGACTTACAATTAAGAGACAATAAAATGTTATCTTATGAAATTCTAAGTCAACTAAAAGATAAAACATACTTCTCAGGTAGAAGTAAACAAATTGGTGATAGTGTTTTATTTGGAATGTTGGATGAAGGTACTAATGAAGATGGTGTGATAAGTAGTAGGTTAATTACTTTTCATGAAGAAGAAATTAATGTACTATATGAGGAGGATTCTTCAAAATACAATAGGAATAAATCAAACAAATTACCACACATTAAAAAAATAGAAAATGGCGATTAAGAAAAACGATTTCAAATCAATTAAAGATAAATTCTCGGTATCGGCAAAATACAAACCACAAAGATTTTTTGACTTAGGTCCGGATTTCTTGGATGCGGTTGGATTACCGGGACCAGCTATTGGACATATTAATATGTTCTTGGGTCACTCTGATACAGGTAAAACAACGGCTCTTGTAAAAACTGCGGTAGATGCTCAAAAGAAAGGTATTCTTCCTGTGTTTATTATTACAGAACAGAAATGGTCATTTGAACACGCTAAATTAATGGGATTTGATTGTGAGGAAGTGGTTGATGAGGAAACAGGTGAATTGGATTGGGATGGATTTTACATATTCAATAATAACTTTGACTACATTGAACAAATTACTGACTATATCAATAACTTACTTGACGAACAAGAAAAAGGAAACTTAGATTATAGTTTATGTTTTATGTGGGATTCAGTAGGTTCTGTACCTTGTAAAATGACTTATGAAGGTAAAGGTGGTAAACAACACAATGCATCTACATTAGCTGATAAGATTGGTATGGGTATCAATCAAAGAATCTCGGGTTCTCGTAAATCTGATTCAAAATATGAAAACACTTTAATCATTGTTAATCAACCTTGGGTTGAATTACCGGATAATCCTTTTGGACAACCAAAGATTAAAGCTAAAGGTGGTGAGGCGATTTGGTTAAACTCATCATTAGTTTATTTATTTGGAAATCAAAAAGGGGCGGGAACTACAAAGATTACTGCAACTAAAGACAAAAGAACTATCAAGTTTGCTTCAAGAACAAAAGTGTCGGTTATGAAAAATCACATCAATGGATTAGGTTATGATGATGGAAAAATTATTGTTACACCACACGGATTCATTGCGGGAAAAGATACTGCGGAAGAAAAAATTAATATTGAAAAATATAAAAAAGAATACGCAGAATATTGGAAAGACATCATCGGAACTGATGGTGATTTTGACCTAAAAGAAGAAAAAGAAGCTTAGTTTATTCACCATTAAATCACCATTGTGATTAAGACATTATTAATTGACGGGTCCAACTTAATGAAAATTGGATTCCACGGAGTAAAAGACCTATACAATGACGGAAGTCACTTAGGGGCTATTTACCACTTTATAAATACAATTCGGAAATTCCTTGAGGAACATAACTACGATAAGGTAGTTGTGTTTTGGGATGCCGAACATAGTTCATCCACTCGGAAAGAACTTTATCCACAGTATAAGGGAAATAGAAAACAAGATATGAATGAGTTTAAGTACGAATCATATCTACAACAAAACGCTCGTATTAAAGAATATCTTGAGGAAGTCTTTGTTAGACAAGTTGAGATGGTTTACAACGAGGCGGATGACTTGATTGCTTATTATTGTCAAAAGGCAACTAACGAAGATATTACCATTTTTTCGTCAGATAAGGACCTTACACAGCTTATTTCGGATAAGGTAACCATTTACTCGCCAAACGCAAAACAATACTTTAAACAGGGTGATATGATTACCATAAATAAAGTTCAGATACCACATTATAATGTATTACTTTGTAAGATTCTTACCGGAGATAGTTCAGATAATATTAGTGGAATTGAAGGTTTAGGTGAAAAAACTTTGGTTAAATTATTCCCGGATATGCTGGTTAAACCATGCACTATTAACGAAATAAGAGTTAATGCGGGGATTCTCATGCAAGAAAAGAAATCAAAAGTATTGGAAAATATTTTGACTGGTAAAACAAAAAATGGTATAATTGGTGAAGAGTTTTATACTACAAACGAAAAAATAGTTAATTTATCTAACCCTTTAATAACAGACGATGGAAAAGAATTAGTTGACCAAATTATCACAGACACTATTGACCCGACAGATAGGGGATATAAAAATTTAATGAGACTTATGATGGAAGATGGTCTCTTCAAATATCTTCCAAAAAACGATGAAGCTTGGGTAAACTTCCTAAGACCATTCATGAAATTAACAAGAAAAGAAAAACGAAACACAAACAAAAATTAAATTTATGAGAGAGCAAGAAAGTACTAAGATGGAATTTTTATTGACATTAAACGATAACATCGTAGTCCAAAGATTCTTTAACGTAAGAGGGTTTAACCCAAAAGCAAAAAGTTCGGTTGAACTATATGAATTCGTTGCTGAGTTCAAAGAAGAACTTCAAGAATACTTGAAAATGAAAACTTTAGTCTACATGATGGACAATAAAGATTCTATTATTCATGACCCAAGTATTATGGACACATCGTTCACTGATGGACCTGAAATGTTTAACATTATCATCAAATTAGGAGAACAGACAATTTGTCATAGAATTTTTGACGGAAAATTTTATCCACCAAAAGTTCGTTATACTGTCGATGTAAGACCTTTCTTGAAGGAAACACTTCGAGGATTGACTGACATTTTTTCAGATAAAAAATTAAGTTACAATTATTTGGAACTTGACTTAAGTAAGTAAGTATTTAATAATACAAGGGTAACTTTTAAAACAATTTATGAACAAAAATTTCGATTATTTAGGGAACACATTTCAATTACAATTACTGAATCAGATTATATTAGATAAGGACTTTTCATCTTCAATTATGGATGTTATTGAGCCAATCTATTTCGACAACAAGTACTTTAAAATCATTTTACAAATGACAAAAGAGTATCACAAGAAATATGAATCTACTCCTAATTTCGATACTCTTGAGCAGATAGTTAAGTCTGAAATCTCCCAAGAGATGGTTGCCAAGATTGTTTTGGACACATTAACACAAGTAAAGGAGGCACCTTTTGAAGGGACCACTTTCGTTCAGGAGAAAGCTTTGAAGTTTTGTAAACAACAAGAACTTCAAAAGGCGATGGACAAAGCTCAAAAGATTATTACTCAAGGTGATTTCGAGTCTTATGATAAGGTTGAAGGACTTGTGAGAGATGCATTACAGGTTGGGGAAATAGATAAAGGTCAAACAGATATCTTCGCTAACTTAGATACCGTACTTGATGAGGATTATCGTCATCCAATTCCAATGGGGATTAAAGGTATTGATAAACTACTTAAAGGTGGTTTAGCTAAAGGTGAGATTGGGGTTATATTAGCACCAACGGGTGTTGGTAAGACAACCATCTTATCTAAAATTTCAAACACAGCGTTTAACCTTGGTTATAACGTACTTCAAATATTTTTTGAAGACAATCCAAAAATCATACAAAGAAAACATTTCACAATGTGGACTGGTATTGAACCGGATAATTTGGTTCAAAATAAAGAAGAGGTAATGAGTAAAATTACTGAGATTAAAGAGACAATGCAAAATCGATTGGTTTTGAAAAAGTTAGCATCGGACACGATGACTATGAGTCAAATTAAGAATCAGGTTAGAAAGATGATTGCTGACGGAATTAAAATTGATATGGTTTTATTGGATTATATTGATTGTGTATTACCGGAATCAAGTAGTAAAGATGAGTGGAAAGCTGAAGGGTCTGTAATGAGAGGTTTTGAGGCAATGTGTCACGAACTTGATTTAGTTGGGTGGACTGCAACACAAGGTAACAGAGCGTCAATTTCATCTGAAGTTGTAACTACAGACCAAATGGGTGGGTCAATTAAAAAGGCACAGGTTGGTCACGTAATTATTTCTGTGGCTAAAACATTACAACAAAAAGAAATGGGTCTTGCAACTATTGCGATTACTAAAAGTCGTTTAGGTCAAGATGGGGTTGTTTTTGAGAATTGTAAATTCAATAATGAATTACTTGAGATTGATACTGAAAGTTCAGTAACATTCTTAGGATTCGAAGAACAACAAGAAGATAGAAAAAGAGATAGGGTTAAAGAACTATTGGAAAAAAGAAAACAAAGAGAACAGAGTCAACAACAAATTTAATTTAAAACATGAAAGAAAAAATATTAGAACCAAATAATGACAGATTTGTCATATTCCCTATTGAACATAATGATATATGGGAATTTTATAAACAACACCAAGCAGCGTTTTGGACTGCGGAAGAAGTGGATTTATCTAACGATATTAGAGATTGGGAAAATCTATCTGATAATGAGAGGTTCTTCCTTAAAAATGTATTAGCGTTCTTTGCGGCGTCTGATGGTATTGTTAATGAAAACTTGGCTGAGAATTTCTTAAAAGAAGTTCAATATGCTGAAG